ATTCTAGCTCTAGCTTGTTCTGCGAAGGTGTCCAGTGACGGGTCTACTGCTGGTGCGCCAATTAATCTAGCTTTAGCTTGTTCACCGTATGCGTCCATTGCTTGGTATGCAGGGTTAGTTGCAGATAGAGCAGCAGACTGCTGTGGCGTAATCTCAACGCCATTGACCGTCTCACTCAACAAAGTACGCTTTGGCGTATAGGTCTGTAGTCCAGCAGCTAGTTGTTTAGGACTAGGCATTATGCTGAGAATATGCCTACAGCTATAACCTCAACACCTGCTCCTGTCGTAATTTTCCATGCGCCAGTAGTAGATGCAGCGTTGATCTCGATATTGTAGACATTGATACCTGTGCCGCATGATGCAGGTAGCACTGTATGGGTCAATATGCCTACGCCTGTTCCGTCTACCAGAACTACATTGCCTGTAGCAGCGGTGGTGACTGTACATATTAGTCTGTGGATGTAGTCACCGATTGCGCCTGTGCCGCCTAAGACTTGTGCTGTTTGACTGGCTGCAACGTGTTCGTACTGGTATCTAAATGGTGATTGTATGCTCATATTCTGCCTCTCTTTGGTTGATTTGCTTGCGCCCACACATCGTTAAGTGTTGCTGTGTTTTGCTCTCCTACCATTAGCGGTTTAGCTGCATCAGGTTGTCTGACTCGCGGCTCTGAACGCCAAGCTATTGATAACATTCGGAAAGCGTCTGCCGGATGACTACACCAGTCATGTCGTGGTGTCTGCCTAAACGCCTTCTTGTCCTCATCATACTCTCTCTGATATTGACGTAAAGCCTCGATGCCTTCACTGCACTTGTCTGCATCAAACCAGCACTGCGGCAAGACTTTACGAACAGCCTGTATACCGTCTTGTACTGACAGGTCTGGCACGATAGCTAGGCTATTGATGCCAAAATGTACCGCCAATTGCTCAATTACTGACTTACCAGCAGCCGCCAATGTCTTAGCTCTAGCATCATGAGGTAAATAGTGCTTACCGAAATTATACGGCTTTGCTAGGATATTTTCAGCTATTTCGTCAATATTTGCACCAGAAATTGCATAAAAGTCTACGATATGTACTTCATCTCTAATTACCTGATAAAACCAGACCGCTGTATCATCCCTATATCCTAAGTCCCAAGCAGTATGAACAGGCACGTTATTGTCGTAATTGACTTTGGTGACGCGCCCTTGCTCCGTAGCCTCACGCATCTCTGTGCCGTAGTACGCTCCTAGTATTGCAGCCTCGAAGCTACACTCATACTCTTGCATATACTGGTCAGGTGACAGTTGAGCTTTAGCAGCCGATAGCTCCCCATCTGGGAGTAGCTTAGATACTGATGCTGGCAGGTTAAGGCAAAACCACTCGCTAGGTATTCTTAGAGCGGTACTGTAGATAGTCCAAAAGGCATTTTTACCCTTTGGAGTTGATGCAAACACGCACCAGCCTTGCTTGTCTGATAGAGCAGGTCTTAGGATATTGCCAAATACACTAGGCTTAAAATCTGCGTATTCGTCCAGAAAAAGCCCATCAAATCCCAAACCTCTCATGGCATCAGCGTTATCTGCCCCAAATAGCCGTATTCGTGCGCCATTGACTAGGTCAACGTACAAATCAGACTCATTGACTGATGCGAGTATAGGTCTAGCGTAGTGCTTTAGGTATTCCCATGCCACTGACTTAGCCTGACTGCGGTATGGAGCTATGTAGGCAAATAACGGCATAGGACTAGCACAGAGGGCCGCTGCTCGTATCAAGTCATTGATAGCTGCTACGGTCTTACCTGCGCGTCTGTGAGCTACTAGACAGGCCCAGCGCTCTGTCCTCTCATGAAACGGCATGAAAGCCAGCCGGGGCTGGTAGTCCATTTCTATTTCGGTGCTTTCCATTTTATCGTGATTTCTACTGGCCCATCGTTCTTGCCTGTGAGTTCTGTGCGGCTCAATTTTGGTACATGGTACTCAATCATGTCTGTATAGCATCGGAATGCCATCAGTGGCCCATTCTCTGCTGCTATCGCATCTAGCCATTGTTGTACTCTATGTGCATTACCGTCTACAAAACGAGCTATAGCCTCTCTAGCATTGCTTGTGGCCTTGTTAGCCGCCCCTTTAGGTCTGCCCGGCCCTGCTCCTACTATTTTGTGTTTTTTTAATGCCATCATATATCTCGCTTCTCGTTAAGTCTAATAGCTGGTAGCTTGGCTGCATCTATTACATCTTCCATGTACTTTAGAGCGTCTAATCTTGTCATACCTTGAATGATTGCCGGAAAGCTACTTATTGGCATTCCACTAGGATCACAGATAATCTCGTGGATTTGGTAGCCGTTATGTGTCTTGACCATGCGTATCATATTATTTCCGTTAATTAATTTCGTTGGCGAATGGTATTCTTATAAATAACTTTGTATCCAATAGGACGCAAGGCTCTACATCCTGCCAATCATTCCTATCTGTTCTGCCCTTTACCTCTACACTATTTGGTACAAACTCTGTAAATTTTGCATACCATATTGCGTCCAATGTACAGACTACTAAAATAAATGGTAACTTGCTACAGTCATATAGTTGCTTGGCTGATGACCATTTGCCAATACTAAGCAGATAGCCACCCATATTACTAATTGCCTCCATCGTGTAGTTTCTTGTCTTGATCTCACAAAAACCTACGGCCCTTCCCTTCCTTTTCATTACATAATCTAAATGGTATCTAACAGGCATTTTTGCCATCTCACAAAACCATGTTTTTTCAAGAAAAGAAGCAATATCCCTTTCTCTGTTTAAATCCTGTTGCGTTTCGTATGTTTGCCTCATCCTATGCGTATCATGCTAGGAATTTCAGCTTGTAGATGGTGCTGTCGATTAACTGTGCTATCTCATCTATTATATTCTGTAGCTCTGAGTCTTGCGGTAGCTTCTTTCTTTCATCTTCTACATACTTACTTAGACTTGTTAGATACTTTAGAGGTGGTGTAGGCAGCAGATAATACTTCTCATAGTCATCTATAATTCCATAGCAGCCTTGATACGCCTCTACGAATGAATCTACTAGATCTTCTACTTCCTCATAGTACATACCTAGCGCAACGTGTTCGCTATAGCTTTTGGTCTGGAAGTGCAGTATGTGAGCGTTAGTAATGCTGTGCAGTAGTGTTAGTACGAATTGCTGTGGTGAATGACTCATTTATCTCTCCTATTTGATTTTGTAACGATCTCGACATGGAGCGCATACTCCCTCTACTAAACGTCCTGACCACTCGCCACACAAGTCGCAGTCACCCGGCGATCCTTTAACTAATGGCTTACTGGCCCGTTTAATTAGGATTGCTAGTCTCTTCTCTGCTTGCTCGTTAGCGTAATCAGCCTCGTCCATCTACCATCCTCTGTCTATAACAGAACTCCTTACACTTGCAGACTCCCTCTTCTGTTGCCTCGTTCTCACCCCATTTTCTAAACTGGATGACTAGCCTCTTTCTTACTTCTCTGCAATTATTCTTTAATATTAGTCTTTGTCGGCAACTGCGGCAATTGAATTGATATAAGCCAGAGTTAGGGTTCTTCTCTGCTATCTGGCACTCAGGACACAATAGGTTGTCTCTTTGTATAGTAGGTGTACAGCCAGACTTCTTTGCGGCCTAGTATCTGGTTAGACTTTATAGGCACACGAGTGACATATCTCTGCTTTAGTAAGTAGCATAAAGCCATTGAGATTTCGCAGGTCTTTAGGTCACATCTAGCGTCTATCTCAGCCAGTGTGATCTCGCCCACATAGTCCTTTAACAGCGCCCGAATTGTAGATACTGCTCGTGCCATACCACCTCCTGATATATATCATAATTATACCAGAGTATTATATTTATTTACATACATTCCATTGACCGCTTGGTCTGTGTGCTGCATACAAATCCTTACGTTCAGCCTTTCCTTCTTTAGACTTTTTATCGTCTCTGAGCGACTTTTTTATTAGATTAATGTCCTTTCTCCTAGACTCTGCATCAGCCGCATTGTCCTGTCTGTTTACCTTGTCTCCGTGCA